CAAAAATCTTTGATAACTAGTATCTTTAATGAGAGTAAAAATTTAAGTCACGGAGAGTTTTTAACTGAGGCGAAAGCACAGACTGAAAAGTCAATCAATGATTATTTAAGAAATGCAACTTCTGAAGAAGCAGTGAAACTATTAAATCATGTCAACGGTCAATTAAAAACTATTGAAGATTATTTCAAAGGAAAAAATCATCTCATTAATCTATCAGTAAAAGGCAAAGTTGCGGCAAGTCAATATAACAAAAGTTGGACTGATAATGATATGTATAAATTATATTCCAATGCTTCTTCACTAGAAGCATTCATTGCAATTTATGAATTCAAAAAGGGTGATGTCACATCACTGAAACAACAAATGGTAAATTTGGAAAGAGAAATATATTTCGGAAAAACACAATTGCCAGTATTTAAGGTATACGGAGCTAAGAATGATGGAGATACGGCTACTATAACAAGATTGGGAACATCGAAAGAATTTACAGATACTAAAAATACAAAAATAGAAGGAGCTGGATTTGACTGGCCAGTTATGGGAATTAGATATACAAATCAAGGGAAGTTTTACACATTAGAAGGAACACTTCTTAGTGATGTCGATGATAAAACAAATGAACCAAGTTACACTGCTTGTAGAATGGGAACAAATCAGAGTAAGGCATATTCTTTTATAATTGAGGGTACTGCTGTAAAAACTTGGGCACAATTTAAATCCGTATTTTCTATAAAATAATGCTACGATTCAAACAATATCTCGCTGAGGCGAAAGAGGGAAAGAACCTTCACCTTGAACATCTAGAGGATGAGGTGTTGAACAATGGTGTAGAAGGAACACGAGCAGCAATCAACTTCCTTCAGTCATTGAGAGATATGCTTGCTGGTAACTCAAAGAGTAGTGTTAATGTGACCGTCAAGTGGGATGGTGCTCCTGCTATCTTTGCTGGTATCAATCCAGAAAACGATAAGTTCTTTGTAGGAACTAAAGGTGTGTTCAACGTGAGTCCTAAAATTAACTACACGAATGCTGATATTGATGCCAATCACTCTTCAGCAGGATTGAATGCTAAACTCAAAGTCGCTCTGAAGTATCTATCAAAGTTAGGAATCAAAAATGTTCTACAGGGTGATATGTTATTCACAAAAGAAGATTTGAAGACAGAGAAAATAGACGGAAAATCTTATACAACGTTTCAACCTAACACAATCCTCTACGCAGTACCAACTGATAGTTCCGCTAAGATCACCAAAGCAAAAATGGGAATCGTCTGGCACACCACCTACACAGGAAAAAAACTTGAAGACATGAAAGCCTCTTTCGGTGCTAGTGTGAGTTCGTTGACAAAGACAAGTGATGTTTGGTTCTCCGATGCAAACTACGAAGACAAGTCTGGAACAATCAATTTTAATAAATCAGAAACAGACAACATCACAAGTGTACTGTCAAAGGCCGGTAGAACTTTCCAAACTCTCGATTCTGGTTTTATGAAAAATCTACTTTCTAAAAAGGATATTCTACTTCTCATCAAGACGTACAGTAATGTAAAGGTAAGAGCAGGAGAAGAAATCACCAATACTTCTAAACACGTTGATGATATCATTGAGTATGTCAACGTCAAAATTCAGAAAGATGTTGATAAGGTCAAGACTCAATCCTCAAAAGATAAGAAAACTAAATACAAAGAAGAGATAATGAAATATCTTTTGGTCAACAAAAGCCAACTCAAAAAGATATTTGATATGCAAAATTTATTGATACAATCCAAAACTCTTGTAATCCGAAAATTAGAAAAAGCTAAAGGTGCGATGGGTACGTTCATTCGTACCGATAATGGATTTCGTGTCACTGCTCCAGAAGGATTTGTTGCAATAGACAATAGTGGAAAGGCAGTCAAGTTGGTTGACCGATTGGAATTTTCACGAGCAAACTTCACTGCTGCTAAAGCATGGGATAAGTGAAAAGATAATTATGAAAACAACGATAATCAAATCACATGAGATTATACCTGAAGCAGTAGAAAAAAAAGAAGAAAGGTATAGAGTAGTTATCCTGACAGTGAGACCTTCAGCTGAAGAAAAGGTTAAGGTATATCATACTTCTTCTGTCATAGAAGAAACCGCAAAAAAACTAGGTCTGGAAGCATATTTGGTTTTTCTAGACGGTGCTTATATCTTAAAGAACGAAGACGGAACTAGAACAATTCATAATGATGGAGATGAAGAAGGTTTTGTTATTTCTCATAAAGACACAATAACGATAGTCAGAGGCGGTGTAAACAGAAAAGAAGTATTCAAGGATTTACTTTCTCAGATAGAAAGGTCTGGAATAGCTTGCATCAACTCAAGAGATTGCATGGAAATCTGTTCTGACAAATATAGAACAGCGTTGATGTTAGCAGATGCAGGATTGAAAACACCAACAACAGTTTTGGTGCCGAATCAAAAAGGAGCAAGTCTCGCTTTTGACAAACTAGGTTCTGAGTATCCTGTCATATTAAAAACAAACACAGGAACAAAAGGTGTAGGGGTATTGTTCGTAGAGTCTGAACGTGGTTTAGATAGTATGGTTCAGCTACTTTACAAGTTAGATGAAAACATTGCTTTGTTGTTACAGTCTTATATAAAGACAGATTTTGATGTGAGAGTAATGGTAATCAACAATAGAGTAATCGGAGCGATGCAACGAAATGTAGTCGAAGGTGACTTTCGTTCTAATTATTCTCAGGGAGCAACGATTGAAGAATATGAATTATCGGATGTGGAAAGAGAAAATTGTATACGTGCTGCTAAGATTGTTGGTGGTAGCTGGGTTGGTGTGGATTTTATTCCTGCAGAAGATAACGAAAAAGACCAACCATATATCCTAGAAGTCAATAGTTCGCCAGGAACAAAAGGATTTAAAGAAGCAACTAAGATTGATACCATAGAGAAATTATTGGAGATATACAAAGACAAATCCAATTGGTGGAATCACCCAACTCTTTGCGGAGTATGGGAAACGTTTCATCATGAAATCTTTGGGAATCTCATAGGAAAAATGGATACGGGCAATAGCTCCGAAACTTCTGTTATTCATGCTGATGAGATTGAGGTAAAGGATAAAAATGTTATCTGGTCGTTGAATGGTAAGAAGGTCAAATCAAAACTTGTCAAGATGAAAGACATAAAGTTAGGTGGATATCGTAACAGAGAAGAGACTAGACCAGTAGTTGAAATTGAAATCAAGTTTCAACAAACGAAACATAAATATTTGTTTACATTAGATGATAGAGGTGGAAAGACACCATTGTTAATGAACAGACATTTCATGACAGAATTAAATCTTGCAATAGACCCTTCAAGAAAGTTTATTCTAACTGAGAAAATAGATGAGTAAATCATATCAACAATTTTTAAAAGAAACCTCTGGTAAGACGGCAGTATATACTTTTGGTAGATTCAATCCACCTACGATTGGTCATGAGAAGTTGTTAAGAGTTGTTCAGACGACTTCAACCAAAGAGGGTGGTGACTATTTCATTTACACAAGTCATTCACAAGACTCAAAAAAGAATCCACTTACTCACAAACAGACAATCAATTTTCTCAAACTTATTTTTCCTAAACATCGCCCGTACATCGAAGACTCTTTAGCAAAAACTGCTTTGGCTGCAGCTTCTGAAATACACGATAAGGGTGGATACACAAAGTTGGTGATGGTTGTTGGAAGTGACAGAGTGAGTGATTTCAAAAGTTTACTAAATCGTTATAACGACAAAAAATCAAAACACGGATACTATTATTTCGAGTCGATAGACGTAATCTCAGCAGGAGAACGTGATCCCGATGCAGATGGTGCGGAGGGAATGTCAGCATCCAAGATGAGACAAGCGGTTGTTGATAGTGATTACGATACTTTCAAAATGGGAGTTCCATCTGGCACTTCTGATTCGATTTGTATGAATTTATATAACGCAGTTGCTAAGGGATTGAGATTGAAACTCAAAGAAGATTTGGGTTTAGATGATTTGGATGAACTACTGAATCCAGCTCAATTGAGAAAATTATCATTGAGAATGAAGGTTCAAGCAAAGAAGCCTGGGTTTATTAAGAAACGACAAATAGCAATGAAAAAAGCTGCAGGTCAAGATGTAATTATCAAACGTTCAAGAAAAGCTGCAGTTCAAGCAGTTGTCAAAAAGTTCTTTCCAAAATTACAAAGTAAAGATAAGTCAGAACTCTCTTATTCCGAAAGAGGACAAATATCAAAATTGGTTCAGAAGAAATCAGCTGTTATTGGTAAGATTGCGAAAAAATTAGTCAACGTTAAACGAAAACAAGATGTGGAACGTAGAAAATCTATGACAGCATCTAACGAGGAGAAAGAAAATGTGTAACAACGAAGAATGTAAATGTGTAAATTGTACTTGTAATCCATGTGAGTGTTCAGAAGAATCCCCATGTGGTTGCGAATAGAAAGGAAAAAGTGGCTGAATATATCAATGAAGAACCTTGCGAATTTATTTACAACATAACTACTGTAGAGAAAGTTGTTGATGGAGATACTATTGATGCAGTTTTTGATTTGGGCTTTGATGTACGGATATGCAATAGAATCCGCCTGCTCGGAATCGACACCCCCGAATCACGAACAAGAGATTTGGAAGAAAAGTTTTATGGAAAATTATCCTCTGCAGCACTCAAATCGTGGGTGCATTGGGCAGTTATGTCAGACAGAGATGATATTGAAATTCAATGTCGATGTCCAGAATCAGACAGTAGAGGTAAGTTTGGTAGAGTACTAGGTGAACTTTGGATTAACTGTACTGAAGACGGCCATGAGTTTGGAGGATGGACAAACATAAACAAATGGATGTGTGAGAGCGGTTACGCAGTTGGATATTTTGGTGGAAGTAAAGAGGAAATTGAAGAGGCTCACATAAAAAATAGAGAACTACTTCTAGAAAAACAAAATGTTAAATATATTGGATGAAAACTAAATGAATTTTTGTAAAAAATGCGGCAAACCATTTGAACCAAGTAAAGGTTTGAAAAGTTATTGTAGCGAATCGTGTAAACCTAGACATTGTGAAAAGGGAGGTGTGTAATGGCATATTCAGAAAAGGTAATAGAACATTATGAAAAACCAAGAAATGTTGGTAGTTTGGATAATAGGAGTAATAATGTCGGTAGTGGTCTTGTGGGTGCTCCTGAATGTGGTGATGTAATGAAACTCCAAATCCAAGTGAATGAAGAAACAGGAGTTATAGAAGATGCAAAGTTCAAAACATTTGGTTGTGGAAGTGCAATTGCTTCCAGTAGTCTCGCCACCGAATGGGTAAAGGGAAGAACAATAGAAGAAGCTGGTAAGATACAAAATACAGAGATAGTCAAAGAACTATCATTACCACCAGTAAAAATTCATTGTTCGGTTCTTGCAGAAGATGCAATCAAAGCCGCAATCAAAGATTATAAAAGTAAACAACTTAATATCTAGAAAGGAGTATTGTGGTTGAGGAAAAAGTAGTAGAAGAGAGAATGATAGCAAAGTGGAAGAAACATGAAGAGTACAGTAAGAAGTTGGTTAGAGGGACGCCCAGACATCAGCATATGACTAGTTAATCATATCACAAAGGTAAACACATGAAATCAAAAATTGTATTAATACTGGCTGCAGGCTTGATAGTTATTTTGATGTTGATCGTAGGAATGGAATCATATCTCGCACTCATTGAAAAAGTGCCAATCAGCGAAAGCACTCACGGTTTATTGCAGTCTGCTCTTACAGGTACAATCGGCATAATTGCTGGTTACATTAGCGGCAAATCATCTGAGTAATATTATACTAACAAACACAAAGGATAAGTAACATGGAAATTTTGAATATACTGAAAAATTATGCAAAGAAATTATTTGGTAATCACGAAGAGATTATTGAAGAAACTACAAAGGTTGTAGACACAGCAGAAAAAGTTGTGGATACAGCAAAAAAGGTTAAAAAGACTGCTAAAAAAGTAAAGGGTCTTGTTAAAAAGAAAGTTAAAAAGGAAAA